ATGCTGCCCCTTCGTAAAATTACGCGCCGCTGAAGAGACAAAACCGGCGCCTTCGACAACACCGCTCGCAGCAATAGAGGTAGCCGCCATTACGGCAGTACCGCCAATGGCACCGTTGATGTCGGTGAAATTGAAAATGGCGATTGTCCCACCCCCTGACGGGTAAGTCATCGCCGACCAGGACACGGACTCAACACGTAAGTCGCACGGACAGCGGAAACCGATTTCCATTGTTCCCGTGCTGGCTGAAGTCGCCGTTGTAAACGGGCCGAGTACAAACGGCACAAGTGCGCCGACGACGGGGCCGGGGATTGCTGTACCGGGGCCGCCGTAGGCAAGAACGTCGGAAAGTTCGGGCATCGTCAGCCCCCTTTACGGCAGGAAGAAGGACGTGCGGAACACGAAATCAACACGCGGATTCAGGGGGAGTACCGCCCCCAAGGTCATCCGCTGCCCGCGAAGCTGCGCATCGGAGAAGCGATAGACTTGACACTGGCCACCTGTCACGTCCGCCCCGTCGAGGCAGATGTAACCAACATCGCCGAGAACAGTGTCAACGCTGGCCTTGGCAAAGGCGGCCTCGGTTGCGGCGGTGGCGCTTGGCGTGTGGTCAGCCGTTCCACCCGAGCCAACCATCGACCCGGTAAAGGACGCGCCGGGAAGGGCAAGCGCAACGGCGAGGAGATCGGAGGAAGAAACAGTCCCGCCTGCGGTCTTGGCTTGCATGGCAACGCCAAGAATGGTCGAGTCCGTCTGCGCTGCGTCAACGGCATCGGCCACACCCGAAGCCATGACAACGATGTCACCGACACGAAACGCCTCGCTCGCCTTGCATGAAAAGAAAACGATCGTGGCGGACTGCGCGGTTCCCCCGCCGGTGGCGACGGAGGGAATAATCTGTGAGGTGGTTCCTGCTGTAATTGCCATTTCAGCGATCTCCTACTTGAGAGCGTTCAAATCAAATCATCCATCGACACGCGACGACGAACTACGTCCCGGCCGAACCGAAGTTGCCGAGCCAATGCACCGGGGCATTGGAGAAGCGGCAAAGAATGGTGTGAATCGCGACGCGCGCGCGCCGGTCGTCGAACGAGTCGAGAACGGGCCGTTTCCGCCAGAGGAAATAGGCGTAGTGCTTCTTGGACTGAAGGAACCACGCGTCGGTGTCGTCCGACAAGTACGGATCAACGAGGATCGACAACGACGGAGTCACGTTCGTAACGCGATTCCCGGTGTCGGGCCGCTCGGGAGACTTGATGATCTCGTTTGCGTTCCATTCGTCATCGGGCGAGACGATCAGGGTCGCCGGTTGCGCAATGCCGGGGATGCGGATGCCCTGGTCGTTCTTGTACTTGCGAAACTGCGTCAGTCCGGCTCGCAACGAAGTCACCGAGAGATCGGCATTGGTCGATGCCAGATTGCTCTGGACAACGCCCTGCCCGCCGGTGATCGGTGGATGCGAGGCTGAAAAGAAGGCAACGCTATTGTCGGGCAGCACTGGAAAGAAGTTGCCCGATGTGGCGAATCCTTCCGACGTCCACGGGCGATGCCCCTCGATCTCAACACGCTCGGCAACGGAGTCGGCCAGGCCGTTCGCGCCATCGCGAATCGCCGATCCCTTTCCGGCGTAGAGATCGTCGTCCCAAGCCTCTTCGCTGACTTCCATGGCGATCGCAAAGACCTTGGGGGTGAGTCGCTTTGTCGACCCTTCGATCGGGTCGAATGCCTGGATGTTCGTGCCCTGTGGCTTCTCAACGGCAATCGGCAAACCGGTTCCCATGAGGTAATCCTCATAGTTTCGATTCGTCGTCTCGACGTTGTTCAGCAGGGAGTAGTAGGACTGTCGCGCGCCAAGATTCGTGCCGATGACCGCACGAACGCCAGGGGCCATGTGATTCGCAAATCCGGTTGTCAAACTGGGCGGCATTTGATTTGCCTCCTAAAGACTGGTGCGATCGTTAACCTTTACGGACACGTCCTAACGCGCCGTGCGTCCCGAGTAACCAACACGATTTGTACTTTCACGCGTCGCGTGTTTCTTGATGTCCTTGTACTCTTCCTCGCTCTCAAAGATGCGCGGCTTGACGCCCTTGCGCTCTTGAGACAAGAAGCCGTCAACGGCCGCTTCCTGTCGCTCACGCCCGGCGTTGGCGAGTTCAGCCCGGCGCCGGTCAGCCTCTTCGCGAGGGATATAGGCCAGCATCAAATCGCCAACGGTGATCCGTTGCAAGGCGGTGTTGACGTGCGCCTCGGACAAGCCGAGTTCGCGCGCGGCCTCTTTCAACTGTGCCAACGTCTCGAATTGCGAACCGTAAGGAACGTACCCGCCGGTGCCGAAGTCCCATGTATGCCCGCGCATCTTGTCGGGCTTCATCGAGATGTATCGCTTGTGCAAATCGGGGTGTTTCTTGTCCCAATTCGGCACGGCAAGAACGTCAGTATTTGCTGGTGCGTAAGGCATCAGAAACCTCCCGGCTTGACGTCGTTGCTCAAGATCGGATAGCCAGGAAACGGCCCACGTTCCTTGAACGGGAGCGCGTCGTAAGTGGTCTCACGCGCGAGTTCCTTGGCATACTCGTCCGCAGCGACGCCGCACAGGTCAGCACCCCAAATTTGCTCCTCGCTCAACTTGGCAGCGGCGCCGGTCAACTGGCGCGCGCCCCGTGAACCAGGCGTCGCCGGGGGCGGGGCGAAGGTCTTGCGCGCGGCATCCACCTTGGCTGTGACCTGTTCATTCAAAATCTCGTCGAAGTGATTTGACTTGACACGCGAAACGGCCTTGTCCCAAGCGTCGGGCTGGACACGTTCCTCAAGTGGCATCGCCTCGACGGTGCGACGAACCTCGTCACCCCAACGAGACATGATCGGCTTGTGTTCGGTGCGCGCGGCCCGTTCACCAAGGGCAATCGCCGTTTTGACGACGACGTTCTCGTCCTGTGCCGGGGCAAGTGCGCGGTTGGCCTTCTGAACGAACGCCTCGCGCATCGACATCGCTTCGGCCGCCTGGCCGGAATTGACGAGTTCGTTGAACTTGGCATTCACCTGCGCCGATTCGTCCTCAAGAGCGCGCCGGGTGGCGTCACTGGGGCCGAAACTGATCGGCTGCGGGGCAACGATCGGCGTGGCGGCGCGGGACTCAAGAATCGCCTGGCGAATCGAGTCGGCAACAGCCTTGAGATCGGTCGCCGGGGGCGGGGGATCAGGGACAACTGCGGGCGTGTCGGGATCGAGCGGGTCGCCGCCCATGCCGCCCGGATCGTCGGGGTCGTACAAGAAATGTCGAGAAAGTCGAGAAAACATCGCTAAGCCCTTTCAACTGCGCGTTGTCGGCGTTGTTGTTCCGCCGCCAGTCCGCGCAAGAAACGCTCGACAAGCATAATATCACGGTTTGCTTGGGCGAGTTCGCCTTGAGCGTATTTTAGATGTTCACCGGCCACGCTGCGATCGGTGAGGTCGGTCAGTATCCGTTCACGGTCAGCAACTACAGCGGCACGAAGCTCTCGCCAAAGATCCGTGTCTTGAAACTCAAGCGTGCGAGTCTTCATCGTCGTCAGGTCAATGTCGGCGAGGTCACGAATGCTCATGGGATGGCCTCGCTGGCGCCCAAAGCGATCATCACCTCGCCCTCACCGACGATCCAATAGGGCAATACGCGGTCGTTCCACCAAAGCGGCCGCCCACCAAACTCGTCGATAATCACCCGATCGCCGACCGCAATGTCTGCGGGGTCGATCTTCGGCCCGATCGCAAGTACGTGGGCCTCGATACCATAGGTCTGCCGCTTGCGTGCGGCCTGTACCGGGGCGAACAGGTGGTCGGTGACACGTTCTACGTTGGCGGCTCCGACCGGCGCCAGCTTGTCAACCAGGATGCGCGCGCCACGTAAGCGCAGACGCGACAAATCAAACTCTGAAGCGATGAGCGTGACGGCGCAACGGTCGCATAGCGACGCCTCGATGGGCAGTTGTTCGGGCAAGGGAGCGATCTTGGATGGCGTCATTTCCACCTCGATGCCAGGTAAAGAACGACTCCCACGATGATGAGCGAAATCAACGTGCCTATGACGAGCCACTTGGAAGTACCTTTGTCGTTGCCCATGGTGGGCCTCAGAAAACGATCACGGCAGAAATCGTCCCGCCCCACGGGCCTGCGCCTTCGACGTGCGTTGTGTAGGTGCGCCAGCCACCACTGTAGGTCGCGTCAAAGCCGGGATGCGCCTGCCACGAAGGGCCAAGTTGAAGCTGCCAGTTGTAGCCGTACTTGTTGGCTGGGAACTGCACACCGGTGAACAGTTGATAACCGATCTTGTGTTCCTCGCCGTAGAGAAAGCCGCCGCCCAGAAGCGCGCGCACGGCAGGTGCGGCGGGCGCGGGCACGGGCGCGTCGGCCGCCTTGGCACTCTGGCAGTAGACGATGACAAGAGCCAAGGTGAGAATCAGACTTCCAATCGTGATCCACTGACGCTTTGACAGCTTACCTCGGATGCTATCCATGTTCATCACGGGCCTCCTTAAAGGGCGTTGATTTGGTCGTCGGTCATTGGCACATAGCGCGTGACTCCGTTTACACGTGTTGCCCGGAGTATCTCACCGCGCTGCTCGCGAACGGCGGAATGCGACAGATGAACCCACTCGTTGAATTCCCAAATGAGTTGATCGAACGGAACATTGGCACGAAACCACTTGAACAGATCCGCCAACGTTCCGTGAAACGGCACCACATCGACAGCCTCGCCTTTGGTGTGCTGACTTGCATTCGCGCCTCCAACCGCGAAGTTCAACACGGGGCTGCGATAACCGGAGTTGATATGAAGCGGACCGCACGCGATTCGCGCGGGTTCGAGACAGGTCGTTGCCAACGTACGAAGGCTGTCCCACTCCACGTCGGACGGCACGTTAGGAATGCCCCGGCGCGCGGCGGTTTCACTTACAGTGAACTCCCATTGCGCGAAGTTCTCGGTCAACTTCCGCCCGTTCATCAGCGTGTCACCACCGGGTCTCCGATGTAGCAGGAGACCTCACGGTCATTTGAGAAGCAAGCGTAGGGGCTACCAACGTAGGTGACTCCGTTACTGGGAGTCGGACTGCACCCGTTGATGTTGCACGCCGTTACGGTGTACCTGTACGACGTCCCCTCATGCGGGAACGGGACGTCCTTCGCCACGCACCACAGTTCGGGGAGGTCGATTGTTCCGTTCTCGTCGGTCACGCGCTCGCCCACGATGCCCACCTGAACTTCATTCCCGGTAGAAAGCGTCGTTCGCATGACGCGGTACTCCGTCGCCCCCGTTGTCGCATCCCACGCGAGACATTCCGAGCACCGGCACTCCTCGGTCTCAATGAGACAGGACGGCCCGTCCATGTCGAACAGGGGAGGCGACAGGCAGAGACCGGCGACAAGTAACGCGGAAAACATTCAGTTCGGTCCAATCGACGTACCGGCCGCAGTCACCGCCAACGCAGCAAGGGCGTTAACCGACGTTTGCATTGAACCGACCTGACCATCGGTCATGCCTACGGCAGCCACCTTGAAAGCGTCGATTGTTACTTTGATTGCCGCTATTGCCACTTGCATCCCGACGATCTGATTGTGGTACATTACATCAATTTGTTCAGCGGGAATTCGAGAAATAGGCATTTACGTCGCTCCTTATCGAGTGGAGTTAAGCGGCCTCGGGGCCTTGTGGGGGTACTGACGCCTTGATCGCTACGGCCAGATCCGCGATCCTTGGCAACAGATCATCGGGATTGTGAATGTCGTCGATCGTGTTCAGCAACGCGCGCGTGCCATTTTCCATCTTTTGAAGGATGTCCATGAGCGCGTTCTGAAGTGGCGGTGGCATCTGCATTGCCATCTGCGCGTACTGAATGACCCGATCGTAGAACGATTGCAAGTATTGCCCGACGACCAAAAGCTGTTGCTTGCGGGATTCCTCGGTGGCGGCGGCGTCGGTTGCGTTGAAGTTGATGATATACCGCGACCGAATATCCATGTCACTCGCGCTGAATACCGACTGCTTGAGCAACACCGCACCGTCGGGGCCGACTGCCGCAACGAGCGTGTCCTCTGGCAGGCGAAAGCGCCAAAGCTCCATCGTGTAGTACGTGATCTCGGTCATCACCGCGCCAAAGTTCGCAATCGCATGCGCCGTGATGACGCGACTGTCCTTCTTGATCTCCAACCCAAGCGACGCGGGGACGCGTTTGCCGGATTCGACATTGCCAAGTGCCGATTCGTCGAGACCCAAAAGGCGCATGACGTAGCGCAACGAATTCGCCTCTTGCGCAATTGCCGCCTGCATGCCCTCGGGCGAGCCGAGCGGAACCGCGATGAAGTCCTCGCCGGGCCGTTCGGTCGTGACATGGTCGCCGGGTAACAGCGGCACGTCGCCGCCGAAGTCGTCGTCGGCACCGCTGCCTTCCTTCAGGACGATCACATGCGCGATGGCCCGTTTGGCAGACTCGATGCCGAGATTGTGAATGAGATCGGTTTCCTCTTGGACGTTTTCTAACTTCTCGCAAATGCCCTGACCTTCAGGAGACGTCGGATCGGGATTGCGGTCGAAGTTGAAAAGCCAAATCGGACGCATGCCACGCGGGGCATACGAGTAACGCAAGCCAAGCAACGTACCACGTGTCGTGTGGCGATACGCGCACAAGGCAACAGGCAAGCCGTCCGCGAACAAGGGGTAGTCGAAATAAATCTCGTCGCAGTCATGCGTTTCGTAGGCACTATGCACGGCGCCACCCGACGCATTTGCCGTCGTCCCTTGTCCCTTGATCGACGCGACGGCTTCGGCATTCAAGTACCCCGACTCGCGCATGGTCAGAATCTCTTGCCAGGTCCAAACGAATTGCTGACCAACAAACGGCATCGCTTGAACGTCGGTGCCGTAACCGAGTGGATAGATAAGATCATCTGACATGATGAAGTCATGCCGCACCCGGCCGCGCTCAACACGGCGCACCAAGCCGCCGCTAACTGCGTCAAAGACCCAATGCACACGGTCTGGTTCGATGTGAACCTTGTAACCTGACGTACCGATAGGCACAAAATCGGTAATGGCCTTGTCGCATGCCTCGACGCCACCGAGACCACGCGGGTTGCGAAACTCAGCCGTGTAGAACGTGACCAGCTTGCGGGCGGCGCTTGACATATCGCCGGTCAGGTCGAGACTCGAATTCGGCGTGACGACGATCAATGGATCGCTCTCGATAGTTCCGGCGCGAACGCGCGCGCGCACGGCGGCCGATGCCCATACCGTTAACGGAACCGACATATTCGCCTGATCCCGGCGCATGCGCGGCACGGATCGCTCACCCGCCAGTGTCTTGCGGTACTTCGTGCGGCGATCGTCATTGCGCTCTTTACGACCGGCAACGGCTAAACTGACGCAGTCTTGCAACCAGCGTTCGACCTCGTCCCACTTTTCGTCGCTGATATTACGCACATTGGCGACGTCTTGCATTGATCCGCGAGTTACACGCGAGATGCGAACATCGAATTCGTCGACTTCGGCATTCTCGGTCTTCGGCGGCGTCGCGATCGACGTCGCGGTGCCAGCACCATATTCCATTTCACTCATCACGAACCTCCAATTACGATCACAGCGGCGCACCGGTTACACCGGACTGCGCTATGCGCATCAAGCGAGCCGCACGGCGAGCTTCGCGTCGGTCGTCGTTCATCACACTACCACGGTAGCTGCCGAACACCTCTTCCGCCTGACCACCCGCGTCGAGAACATCCTTGGTCCCGGTTGGAAAATGGCGCGCCTCCGAACGTGGTAGTTGCAGGCCCGCGCGAACGAGCAAGAGGTCTTGCGAAAGCACGAAGCCGATACGGCGGCGAATTCGATCGTCCTTGGCTAGACCCTTGGCGGGCTTGATCAATTCTGGATCGCCAATACGGATCTTCCGCGCACGGGCAAGATGCTGTACGGCGCTCGACAAATATCCTTGCGCGGCGACCTTTTCGATCACAATTTTGGGCACGCGCCCTGTGCGCTCGATCACTTGTTCAAGCATATCAACGATCGCCTTTTCGGCATTGCCCGAGTCGGCGGCCCAACGTTCGGCGACACAGTCGATCCAAAGGCGGCGCCCGGTGACGCGATCACGTGCGGCCCACAAGATCGCCGTGCGGGCGCTCCCCGGCTCATCGCTGGCGGCCGGGTCAATCGAAATGACATGTGGATCGAGCGAGGCGAGCGGCAAAATCTCCTCGCCACCGGCGGCAACGGGTACAACGGCGCACCACTCGCGGGTCAGCTTCCCACGGTCGTCACGCACCGGGCGAATCTCGACGTAGAACGGCCGCATGCGAGTAGGATCAAGGTCACTTGCCTTCGTTGGATCATTGAACAACTGCGCCGCGACCTTGGCGGGGTCGGCAATGTCGCGAATCACGCGCTCGATCGACTCCATGTCAGGGTAGCGTTCGGGCCAGGTTGGTACCTGTGTCGGTCCGCACGCCTTTGCATCGTCGCTACCCCAGCGGCCGCACGAACCCGCTCCATGGACATAGCAACGTAGAATCGACCGGCGCCAGATCGCCCAATCGTGGAATTCGTCATGGATGAGCGAATTCACGTCGTCCAAGAGCCACCGATTGCCCTCTACGATGGCCACGCCACCGCTAGGCGACATCGGGTCGCGGTCTTCCAATAGAAACGGCGCGGTCTTGACGAAGTCACGTTGACGTAGAATCTCGGTCGGCGAGTTGCAGTTATGCTCGCCAATGAGATCGTTGAAGATTGTGATATCGGCACGGCCACCGACAATCGCCGTCTCGCTACCGGCCGCACGGACGAACGCGTTGGGTTCAGTCTCGTTCAAGCGCCCGGCAGGTGTCCACTCGCGCGAGTTGTATTCACACTTGTACGAGCGGCGGTTGACGTTCGGCCAGATGAATTCGGGGAAGCACCAACGAAATAGCGGATTGGTGTTGAGGATGTTGAGCGTCGATCCGGTGAAGCGCGCGGCGTTGCTCTCGCTGTCACCGAGAACCAAGATGCGCGTGTCCGGTCCCTTGATATGCAAGTGCGTGCGAAGATACTCTTGCGCGCGGGTAAACTCGTTAGGATGATCCAAGTCCTCAGTAGGCCGCTGGATCAACGTCCACAAAGGCACCGTCCGCGTACAGCCGGACGATTTTATCATGCCGCGTGGATCTTCGAGCAACCCGCGCTTCTTATCGCTGATGATCCATTGAATCCAATCCTGCCGCTCTTTGAACGTGTCGGCAGACATCAAGTTGCGCGGCTCGTTCCACGATGTAATCACCTTGGCGACGAGGTAAAGGGATCTACGAAACGCCGCGCGGAAGACCATCTTCGCCTGAAGATCATCCCGCTGGATGTAGTCGTCGAAGTCACGCGGGCCTAGATTGCCGAGGTCCATTTTCGTTATCGTTGAGTGCGCAAAGATCGAATTGTCGAAGGGTCGGCGTCGTCGTGCGTGCGTGTTGGCGCGGGAAGCAAGGCCGCAAGATTCGCATGTTGCCGCGCGTCGCCTTCGTCACGAAGTCGAAAATACGCAGCGACAACGGTGCGATCGACGCCCTGTGCGGCGAGTTCGTGAATCAGCACCCGTACAGCCTGACGCGCCATGCGTTGCGCCTGCTTTGCGGTAATGAATGGGCCATCGCGGATGCCTTCGAGAACTTCCAAGTTATATACTGCTGCGACGAGCGGCCAAGAGGATAGTCGCATCGCGCCGTAGCCGTTTAGAACCAGCTTCCCTTTTTACGCTTTGCGCCACCGCGTTTCACATCACCTTCGGGGATACTCTCGGCTTCCTGCCGAGTCCTGATCTGCTTGGCATCGGCATCCGAGATAGCTTGGCGATCTTTTGTCGGTGGTGGGGCAATGCGGCTGACTGCCGGGGCGCCTGGGGTGGCTTTCGGTTTCTTGCCGAGAATGCTGGCTTTAGCTGCTTTGATGATCGCGCCCATGGTCATTTTGAATCTCCTGTTGCGGGGACGAGAAAAGCCCCATCGAGAACGTCGCTTAGGTCGATGCCCGACTCTCGGATCGCGCCTTGGATAACGGTGGCTTGATTACGGGTAATGTTGATGTTGACGGTCGAACCACCGGTGCCGATTGCCGATCGCGCGGTGACGACCTGGCGGACCTCAGTGGCCGCATCAACGGCAACCTTGAGCAAGCCGGGCCGCGCGACGACGGTGCCGTTGGCGACGGCGGCCATGTGGCCCCGCGCGATCATCATGGCTTCACTCAGGACGGTCAAGGCGCGACGCTGCAAGGTGTCGCTTCGCACCAAGGTGTCAAGCCGCTCGTCCGCGATGCGGTCATCGATCGTACCGAGAAGTTCGTCACTGACTCGATTGTACGTTTCGCGGTAGAGTGGCGTGTTCATCAGGCGTTTCAACGTGGGCGGTGTCGTTCCGATTTCCCGAGCCAGGGTGGTCATCGAGACATGGCCACCTTCGCGGATCACACGTCGGGCGACGTCGTCGCAACGCGCGCGAAGGATTGTGTTCGATGGCACGTCATTGCGATCAATGGCGACATCGATGGCATCAGGAAGAATCGTGGCAGTCAAGGCTAACGCATCTGCCCCCACCGATGCAGGCACGGGGATATCGCAGTCGGCGGGGGCATTTGCGGGAGACGATCGGTCAGTGGAGGCTGTCGCCGTCTCCGGGGGGTCGTTATTGGCCACGTCCGACGTCGCGCTACGCCCAGCGGAGCGAAGGATCGCGACGTCGAGTAGCGTGGCCATACTGAAGAGAGTAAGAGGAAAATGCCTTTGGTGTCAAGGCCGCCGCAGGAGGCGGTCGATTTGCCGTTGCATATCGATTTGGTGGGTTTCCATCCGGGCAAGTTGCTGTTGGATTTGCTCAAGTTGCAACGGTAGGGTCGTCAGTGCGACGGCCTCAATGCTGTCCAGGTGTGATCCTACGTCGTGAATATGAATGGCAAGGTCATCATGGATATGGGGAATCTCCGCAACCTTGCTCAGTACGCTGTTGCGCTCGCCGCCTAGAGTTATGAGCGCAGTTGCGAACGCGAGTGCGAGTGCGACGAGTCCGCCCGAGATAAACGCGGTAAAGGTCCGTCGCGCCCCGTTTGGCGGTATCGGCTCAACGGTGCCCCCTTCGCGGTCCATGATTCGCGGCAATTCGCGCCCCTTTCGCCGTCGGCGGTGGTGTCGCCCACCGCGATGGTACACCCTTCGTGTTGCGCACCCTGAGTGATTTTAGCGGCACGCCAAATTGGCATCGAAAAGTAAGGGCACATGGCGGTAGTGGGGGTGTCTTGCAGGGGGGGACGGGCGACGTGAAGGGGGGCCACCCCCCTCGATGCGCGACCGGCAAGCGGCCGGGCCAGGCGGCGGCGTCGTCCTTAGTTGTAATTCCACCAGGCGCGCGCTCGGCGTGTCGCAAGTAGGCTCGTTTTGTCGCAAGTGTCCCGACGTGTCCCGAAGTGTCCCGCCGCGCCTGGCGCCGTAAGTACAATGCTATCAATAGCTTGCAAGCGCGTGTCCCGACAGTGTCCCGAAGTGTCCCGACAACTATGTCAATGCAAACCTATGAAACGAATGACACTTACAGCCACTTGCGACTAAAATGTCCCGACTGTCCCGTCTGTCCCGAGTTCTACATGACGCGCGTAGCAGGAAAGCAAAATAATTATAATATGTATGTATATTCTGGCCCACCGTGGCCCGGCATGGCCCGGCGCGGCTGGCCAGCCATGCTAGGCCACTGTACTCTGGAGAGGACGCCGCCCCATTCTTTCATGGCCGGGACATCGGGACACTTTCCGCGCTTTCCGCTCTATATCGTTGGCGCCAAGGCACTTACGCGCGCACGGCCGTCGGGACATTTGTCCCGTTGTCGGGACACTTTCGCGAATAGTGCGAGTGAATATCGGTCGCATGCGCCAGGCGCGCGCTTTTTGGCGCGGTACTGTCCCGATCTGTCCCGGCGCCGGGACGCGCACACCGGGCGCCGGTGGCGCCAGGACGGGCGCATGCCGGGCGCCAAGTGGACGGCGCGCCCGGCCACCGATCGCCGCGACTTGCGCCAGGATCGCAACGACGGCCGGAAACGGACATCGGATCGTCCCGGCCATGCGACGATCAAACGATGGCGCCCGTCCTGGCGCGCCGTTCGTCGCGAGCTTGCGTGCGTTTTACGGCGCCAGAACGGCACGCGCAAAGAAAAAGGGCGCCGAGACAATCCCGGCGCCCTTTCACCCTGCTAGAACGTGACGTAGCTTGAACTAGAACACTTCGCCCGCTTCAACGTACTGAAACGGCCGTTTGCTAGAGAGAATCGCGCCCGCTTGTTGTTCGATCAGATCGCCGCCGAACGTAGTGCGCATAGGCGCTTCATGCGCGGTTCGCGTGATCGCATTGACGATTCCGACTTTGGCGAATTCCGGTTCGCGATCGAACGAGCGCATGAATTCATTGATGCCCGCTTCGCCGCGAAAGCCCGGAAGCGCCAGGCGATCCGTTTTGAGAAGACCGCGAAACACTCCAGCCGTGATCTGGCGCCGGTCGACGTCGGCCGGGATATCGCGCGTAACGTCGGGCGAATCGAGCGCCATGGAGCGCGCCGTATCCCATAGAGCCGCGAACGATGCAACGGAGCGCGACGCGTTTCGCATGGCGTCGAATATCCATGCGGACAGATCGCGCGTCGCTCCCATATGACGGCGCGAACCGAAGTTTTGATGATTCTCATCAATGACGATCAAGTTCAGACAAAGATTCCTCCACAAAATACCGTCGACGTCAATCCCGGCCGACCGATCGTCTGCGGCATCAATGGACAGTCCCGCTTTGAAGACTTCGCCCGCACATACGGATTCCGGGCGAATATCGGAGTGCCATATCGCGCGAATCGTTGCCCGGCGGCCGTCGTAGAGAACTTCGCCGCGCGCGTCACCAGGGAAAAGACCGCGATCAATCGCCGCCAGGATCGCACGGGCGATAACGTCGACCTCCATACCCGTACCATACCGCTCCGAGACTACCGCGAACACTTCGCGGCCGTAAGGAGCGGGCGCCAGGGCAAGCGCGGTCGACGTCGACACGGGAGCGTCGGCGGCGAGCGTCGACACGTCGGGCGGCGCCAGGGCCAGGCGCGTGCGCAAGACGGCTTTCGTTTCCGGCGCGGTGTAGGCCAGCCATTCGTTGACTTCGTCCATCCGGCGCGGCGCCGGGATTGTCGCAAGATACGTTGCGGCCGCGCCAGGTTCGGGACAGTCCGTCCGATCGAGAAGACCGCGCAAAGAGCGCGCGCCATCTAGGAAAAGAGTCTTTGTTGTATCGCCGCCCGCGCGAACGATCCGCCCGTCGTTTATCATGCGCAATTCGTTGACTTGAACCGTGACATCTTTGCGAACCTCGCCCGCGATCCGATTGAGGAAAGGCGCGAATACCGTCCCGGCGCGCGGTAGGTTATCGAAAGCCTGGCGGGATTTTTTGAAATTGTCCTGGCCCGTTTCGTTGACAGGCGTCCCGAGCGCATAGATAGGCGGCGCCAGGGAAAAGCCGTTCGCGCTTGCGAGTCTTTCCTGTAGTGTCAAACGTTCTAGGTTTTCCGCTGTGATTCCATCGTTTGCCATGTTTCGTTCTCCCATGTACGTGCCGCGATAGTGCGACGCGTGCCTTATTATTACCGTCAATCTACTCCGGTGTCAAGTTCTAACATTGATCGAATAAAAGACGCGCATGGACGTCAATCGCGCGGGCGTGAATTGTCACGCGCGGGCGCGTGCGAAGCGGGCGCGGATTGATGCTAGTCACACGCGGATTGATAATGCCGAAATCGCTGTCAAGGGGATTATTTTAGTTCGTCTACGCGCGGTTTTTAGACGTAGATTGGTCCGTTTTGGTGCCGACTGGCGCGGGGTGGTCGTATGTTTAGGTTGGCATTATCGCCAATGGAAGACATGCGAGGTACGGAATAACCTTGACCGCAAGCGGGATTGACGGTAAATAGAACGTGCGCGAAAGCCGTAATGGCGCAACGGCACAACGGAAAGGACGGTATCCGATGATTACCCTTTCAGTCGGAGCAGGACAACCGAATCCCGCACGCACGCGAGCCGGGCGGCGGGCGGTGCGACGGGCGAACGGCGGCGGGAACGAGCAGCCGCTTTCGGTGATGTTCGAGCGCGCGGACGGGACGACGATCACACACGTTTATCGGCCCGGCGGCGGGCCGGTGCCGAGGTTGTGATGCCGAGCGTGCGTATCTACCGTGTCAAGTGGGATCACGCAGCCATGGGCACTCCGAATGAGTATGTCGTGTTTTACCTTGACACCGCCGGGCGCGAAGTCGAATGCGCATACGCGGACAACAAG